CGGTTCTTGTTTGTCGCCGTCGGCGCTGCGACCACCGCCACGTGGAATGTCGCCGGCCCCTGGATCGCGGGGTAGACAAAGCCAGCTTGGATCGACGGATACGACTGCGTTGCAAGGTTGGCGATGTACGCCCAGTTTCCGCTAGACGGGAAACTCTGGAACCGCGAGAAGATCCGACTGCGAAACGACTCGTCGTCCTCGACGTCGCTACCGTTGACCAAGCCCAGCGAGCTCACGGACATCGTCGACGCGCAGAACGGCGGAGGCGTCTGCCAGCGGAGCAGCGAGCTAGCCGCGAGGTTCGTCGCTGCCCCCGTGTCCACCGACGCGATGGGCACTAGGTCGCCGTTGTTGTACGTGCCGCCCGTCGTCACCTGGTAGCGCATACCGGATGCGTCCAGCAGCTGGGTGCCGGTAACGATCACCGTGGTCGCCGATGACGAGTTCGTGGCGAGGCCGATGCTCGAGCCAGCCTTGCGTCGGGCGAGTCCGACGACAGCCGCGACCCTGTCTAGCTGCACTCCCACGGCGGTATCCGCCATGACCTGGTCGGCCATGATCTGACAGTTGGCCATCGCCATCGCGGCCTCATTGCCGAAGGCCTGCGCCATCCCGTAGTAGTCGCTACCGGGGGTAACGTTGGGCGACGGAACGCCACGTGCGACGAGCGCATTCCGCAGCGTGCGGAGGATGTCATCCCGGATGGTCCCCGCATCCTTGACGTAGAACTGGTAGAGCGGAGCTGTCATATCGCGAGGGTCTCCTCAACGCCGTATTGACCGAGCGAGCCGGTAGTAAGGTCTCGCCACTTCAGGAGCACGAATGCACGCGTCGGTGATCCGTTGACGTTCGCCGTCACGTCGATCGAAACGATCGCAATGAGCTTTCGGTTGACGAGGTCGGCCAGTGCATTCCGGTAGACAGCTTGGACGCGCTGCGCGAACGAGTCCGTGATGCGGTCCACCGTAAACATGTCGTTGCCGAGCTCCTTGACCGCCGAGCTGCCTCGCGTGGTCTGACATGCGAGCTGGACGAGCTGCCGAGTCTCGCTCATGCCGAGGGACCTGCCGCCAGCATCGATGACGTATTGCCGCGTAAAGGGATCAATGAGGCGCCCCGCTAGCGACGCCGCGCCGTTGCCTTGGGCGTTTGGATCACGCAGCGGAACGCCCGCGACGAATGGCGCCTGAGCAGGCGTACCTACGCCCGCAGGCGAACGACCCGCGGGCTGGATACCTGCACCTGACATCTTGGCTCGCTATTCGTGGGGCGTGTCGTCGTGGTCGGCGTGCGCCGCGTCGTGCTCGTCACCGAGCCGCGTGGCGTGCGCAGCATGGGCCTTCGCGAACGCCTGCAAGGCCTCGATGCCAGCAAGCACCTCGGGGTGGTCTGTCGTGCCCTTGACGGACTCCATCATCGCGTGGAGGGCGTCGCAATGGTCTATGATTGCTTGGTGCTGGTCAGCCATGGTTAGCCATTAAGGGGGCAGCTGAATTGGATGAGATCGAGAAGGCCGTTGATGATCTGGATCGCTATGTTCAGCCCGGCCAGCAGCGGCCCTAGTAACTTTCCTAGGGCTGGGAGCAGAGACGTCACCAAGACCAGCGCCTGATTGATGAGGGCGGTCGGGATGGGCGGCAGCTGGAACGTACAACACAGATTCAAGCCGGGCAGCTGAACGGGTGGAAGCGCGATGGTGGGGAGCGAGATGCCAAGGCTGGGGAGACCAACCGACGGCGCATTGATACAGGGCATTACTGGCTCACCCAGACGGTGTTGCTGGCAAACAAGGCCGATGCAGATAGGTCTGCAAGGCTGAGTGGTACCGGCCCGCCCCCGACGAGCAGGCTCGGGAATCCGGCAACGGCTTGACTGAGGATAGGTCCCATGCCCAGCGTGACGTTGGCGCCCGCAAGCTGCACGGAAGGTGCGGTGAGGTTCGCGTAGCCCGTGAACGCACCGGTAACAGCGGATGGCGCGCCGGGGATGGTGATGCCCCCCATGTCGAGGCGCGGACCTGCCTTCGTCTTCACGTGGAAGCCGGTCTGGTCGAGAACCATCGACCCCCACTGCGACGTGAACTCGAGCCCGCCCGTGGGCGAGATGCGGAACGCTACGGGGTTGCCCGTCGCGGTGTTCGAGTCGGTCGTGAAGAGCGTCACGCTGCCGTCGTCCTTCATCAGCAGGCGACCCTGGCTCGTGCCGAGCTTGCCGCCCGCATAGATGATCGTCTCGCCGGGCCCGAGGTTGCCGGAGAGCATCTGGCCGCGGATGTCACGCGACGCGTAGCAGATGTCTCGATCGCCTCGCCGCTGAGTGAGCGACTCGCCGCAGATGCCCTGCGCTTCCGTGTTTGCAGGCGTGGGATTGGACGGTCGCGATGCGAAGCCAATGTGCTGCCACCATTCGGCCTCGGAGGAGTCAGTCACGGGGGCGCGAGCGTCGCCAGTGATGGCGAGGATGGTACCCGTGACCTTGTCGACGACGGTGTTCAGGATGCTGATGCCGACTTGGAATGCTTCGCGCAGAGACGGTGCAGCCATTGACGGTTACCTCTAGAATTCGAGACTGTAAGGGCGGATAAGCTCGAGATCCGTCGTCGTTCCGCCGCGGCGCGACTTGTTGAATGTCCGCGCCATGACCCACATGGGCTCGCTCAGCCCGCCAACCTCGTCGCGAATATCGACCATCGTGTTGACGGCCCATGGCGTAAACGACCCGTCGAGCGCCGGCTGACCGTGCCCATAGACCGTGTAGTGTGCCGTGACGCTCTGGCGTAGCTTGAGGGCCATCTCGCGATAGACGAAATTCGCGAGCTCGTCGGGCGTCTTGCTCTCGTCGTCATGCAGGTACATCACGCGCAGCGTGGGTGTGTATTGCGGCGTGAAGGCGATGTGCTTGGGAGGCAGGACCGTAGCCCGACTGTACTTCTTGAGCAGCGCTTGGTAGGCAGCACTCGCTGCCGGACCAGAGGTGCTGGCCTTCCCTCCTGGAAGATAGGCTACCGCTGGGTTGACCAGGAGCGCCTGAAGCTTCGAGTGGCCGAACTCGCCGCCGCCGCCGAAGCCGTCCGCGATGATGACGTTTGGCTGGTTCGAGACGTCGAACTTGACCGAGCCCTCAAGCACGTTGGTGCCGCCGCCGTTGTTCAGCCGCTGGAGCAGCGTGATAGGCGCCTGGTCGAAGTCGGGAGTACCTACGACGAGCTGCTGTCCGTCCGCCGTGGGCCAGATCCAGAGGCCCTGCCGCTGGCATACACGAGACGCGAACTCGTACGCACCTTCGCGCGCGTAGGGCCGCAGCTGGTGGAGCTGGAAGGACTTGAGGGGCTTGCCCTTCTTCGACGTGGGGATCCCGCGCTTCTGGCCCGTGATGACGCTGCGGTTGTTCGCGTTGTCGGTCGCGAACGATGTGATGGCGCCCCACGAATACGGCGCGAACACCGTCGCCAGGAACTGGTCGAGCGTGGTCGCCTTGGTGAACGTCGTCGTAGGGTCGATGCCGCAGTCGACGGCCTGCCCAAGCACGTCGCGGCCGTTGATCGTCCACACGGTGCCGGAGCTACGCGAGGCGCTCTTCTCGACGGAATCGATGAAGCCGGTGCACTGAATGTTGCCGCTCATGATGAGCGACACCTTGGCCCCAGGAACGACGGCGGCCTTGGTGAGGTCGTCAAAGTAGGCGTCTTCGAGAACGAACGAGAACGCGTCCGATGGCGTCAGGAAATTCTCGTTGTAGCGGTACGAGATCCAGTCCGTGATGACGAGACCGGCATCGCGAATCTCGAGGCTGACGGTCTCGCGCTCAGGGCTAGGGCTGTAAGGGCTAAGAGGCATGACTTCCTATCTCCAGGACGGAGTGTTTGGTTAGGAGAGCTTCGGAGCGTAGTAGCGGACCACCGTCCCGCGCGGCAGCGTGGCCAGCCCCACCAGCGAGGGGTTCAGCCGGATCAGGTCGCCGATCGCGTTGCCGGATACGTCGATGACGATGGAGGCCAGCGTCTTGGGGACGGGCACGATGAATATCCGCGTCTCGCGCTGCGTTTGCAGCAGCTTCTGCTGGAGGTTGTTCGTCGCGTGGCGCATGCGGTTGATGCTCTGCAACACGACGGCGTTGAGCGCGCTCTTAGCGTTCTGGAGCGAGGTCTCAATCTGGTTGAGGCGGTAGTTGATCGCCGCGAACTGGCCACCAATCTGCCGCGATAGCAGCGAGACCTGGTCGCCTACCGCGCAGATGGCTCGCACGCTGTCGGCGAAGTTCGCAGCGTAGACGGGGCCCGTCGGAAGGGGTGGGCTCAACGGGTACGTATTCGAATTGATGCCCGACTGACCAGCTGGCGCCCTCAACGTGTTCAGGTTTGAGTCGAGGTCGAAAGCTGCGAGCTCGGCTTCGGCGACCGGCGTTTGCGTGACGAAGGCAGCCGCGGAGTTTTCCTTCTCTCGCGTCTCGACCCACGAGGCCTCTACGTCGCAGCCATCGCGGCGGTCGGCCGTGTGTTCGATCTCCGCCGACTTGAGCTTGGCGTAGATCGGCCCGAACTCGGGATGCACCAGCACGCCCGTGCTCCGGTCCGCGCTCACATCGAAGAACTTGCGGAACACGTTGGGATAGAGAACGCTCCACGTTTCCTGCCGGCCCGGCGTGATGTTGTTCCGAAAATGGATGGTGGCGCTGATGGTGATCGGCGCCCGGCCCGTAGCCTCGACGTTAGCCCCGTCCTGCGCCCAGAATCGGTGCTCGACGAGGTCCTGCTGGAGGGACAGGTGAACCTTCGAGACCGGAAAGGAGATTCCCTTCCAGCTGAATTCGGGAAGCTGGTCGAGGATGGTGGGCATGGGTTACGAGCGGGGGTTGGAGGGGGCCATAGTAGCGCTCCGGGCAGCGGGATCTCCTCCGCCTCCGCCAGCAGCGGCCCCAGGCATCGCCTTGGCCGCAGCATCGGCGGCAGCCGACATCTTGGCGAGTGCCTTTCCCGCGTTGGCGAGGTCCCTGGTCAACGCAG